ATACAAACGACGTACCTGAAATTGTCGTGCCAGTAATAGCCGCTGCTGTAGTACCACCAATAACGGCACCGTCTATGGTGCCGCCTGTAATACCTACATTAGAGGTTATGTCTTCTGCTGCCGCAACAATAGATACTATTGCGGAACCACTTAAACTAATTGCTGAACCAGAATTACTACTTTCAGAAACAGTACGACTAAGAGTAGTACCACTAGCAGTATATGTGCCAGTACCTACTTCCCAACTAATACCGTCTTCAATAAGATAACGTACTACATCACCGTCAGATATACCACCATCAGCAAAAGACTGATACGTAGCTATTGTAGTACCTAAAGTGACAGTACCTGTGCCTGTAGTAGTAGTATTGACACGGACTCTGTTAGCTAAAGTAACCATTTAAATACCTTTATGCAATACGAATAATCGCATTAGATGCATCGGCTAAAGGAAATTCAATAGTTAAATCACCGGCAACCGCGCTAACATCCCCTCCAAAACTAATTGTACAAATTGCTCTATTTGATTTAGATGAATTATATATTAAACAGCCCGCAGTAGTAGTTGTAACATCTTGAAATACTTCATTCGTAAAGGTAACGATAGCTACAGAACCATCTAAGCTAATTGTAGCTCCGTCAAGCACTTGACCGCCAGCGTCGTAACCAGTACCAGTAGATTCATTGGTAGCACTATATGTAGTTGTAGATGCACCTAAAGTAGCAGACGATGTATACAGAGCAATTTTAAGTACGTCAGTATCTAGATCGTGCGTACCGCCAAGTAGCTCTTGCTTAAAGCTGTTACACATTGCTGTAGTAATTGCCATATTCTCTACCTTATTAAAATAAAGGTAAGGGACTGAGTATTAAACCCAGTCCCCGACCCATTAATAGCATCAAGCTTGATCGCGTGATACTTCGTCTGCACCACGACCATCAACGTCCATTACCAATGCCCATACGCGCAGTTTACCTGCGGTAGCGGTACCGGTAAGAGTGTCAATAGTTAGGTCCAAAGTGTCTTCTGCACCGACGTATGCTACACCCGGAATGGATGGAGCTACATCGCCTACAGATTTACCTGCCATTGCATAAGCAGCGACAAACTCATCGTCATCTGCACCAGTTCCAATGTCGAAGGTAAGAACCGTTGCACCCGTAAGTGCTTCGGTTACTTCAACACCAGCAGCGAGAATAACAGTTTGTGCTGGAAAAGTTGCAACAGTATTCGCACCAGCGGCGAGATCTACTGCATTCAACTCTACGGAGATTTTTTTAATACCGTTTAACGCCATTTTATTGTCTCCTTATACGCCAGTTGCAGTTACATAACGTGCCGTTGCAATGCCTTCAGGGCGAAGGATCTTACGACCGTATAGGTGCATACCACGAACAATGTCAGCAAAGCTGTCAGGATCACGATATGTTTCGGTTTTGTTGATCTGCTCTGCGGTAGCAACAGCAGAATCATGTCCAGCGACAATTACGCCAAAGTTCGACGACTGAAGAGTCGAAGAAGACGCAGCTGGGCCAGTACCGATAATTGGCAAGTTGCTAGAAACGTGTACACGGAAACCATGCAGGTTGTTTACAGCAAGACCATTCTGAATACCAGAACCACCGAAGTCAGAGTTGAAGAGTTTTGAGTCTTCGTCCATCAGGACTTCCATGAATACTGGATCAATTACAAGCCAACGACCTTGCTTATCAACTTGCTGTTGGTCAAGCAGACGGCTCATACGCGCAATAAGGCGAAGAGGAGTTACGTCAGTCGTAGGAAGTGAAGTTGCTCCGGGCAAACGTGGCTTAACAGGAATAGCTTCACCAGCTACTGCTGCACCACCGTCGTTTAGACCAAAGTCTGTAGCGTCAAGCTTCATGCTTGCAAGAAGTTCGTCAGAACCGGCTGTAGTAACAGCTTTAGAACCGTTTACAGTGGTGTTGACTGCATCTGCATTAGAATGAATAGCTGACTGCTTAAAGCCACAAAGATAACCAAGAACATCTTGGTCAAACTGATCGGCAAGACGGAAAGCCGCGCGATCAGAAGCAAGTGACTGGAAGTTCACATGCGAATGAGCTTCTTCGATGTCGTCAACCTTGAAGGCAAAGTAATTAGCTTTGTCAATCGTGAGGCTGAAGTCTTCATCGTCGAGGTCTTGTGCAGTGATTTGAGTACCGCGAGAGTACTCTTTTACTGAGATTTCGGGTTCCTTGATGATTTTAACAGAGTCACCCATTTGTGCGATTTCACCAAAGTAATCTGAGTTGGTGATCGCTTCTACGACAGATGCCTTGCGGAAAGCAAGCTGCACCTGTTTGGAATAAATAACAGGACTAAAGTTACCGTTTGGTAGATTGCCATGCCCTGCTGCTGCTGCGAATGCCATTGTAATTCTCCTTTCGACAGCAATCAGATGCTAACTTACAACTTCCTTTAGAGGCTAATTAAAATAGGTGCGTTTCAAATACATTTGGCCTAATATATTATTAACGGGCTATTCGCTTTAGGTAAGTCTACGGATAGATTTGTAGTTGCTAA